ATCGGAAGCATGATCTAGCGTATCAAACAGCCGATCAAATCCGAGAGTGGCGGGAAGAAAACGATCAAATACTGATAGTGCGTTTGTCATTTTAGACTCCTTTCTTAAGCGAGTTAAACATTAGCGGACCCCAATTGGGCGTCCACCTATATTTATACCACAATCGCTAAATGAAGTCAAGTAGATTCTGCGTACTTATTGCCGTACATCTTCTTTCTAATTTCAACTAATTCAGATTCATCCAGAATGCGTTCAATATCATCCTCGGAAGTCTTTTCACCATATTGAATTTCAATTATAACTAAGTCTTCTTCAAATGGATTGGTCAGCTTGTGCCACTGATCCTTGTAGACTACGTGAACATCGTCCTTATTGAGTCTTGCTTCGGTGTAGACGTAAGGTGCGTTACCATGAATGTTGCGGCGAACGATTCCTGCGCCGCTACGCACATACCAGACCTCGGAACGATGAAAGTGTCTCTGATAGGAAATGCTCTTTCCCGGCTTGATGATCAATTCCTTGACCTTGCATCCCTGCGTCTGATACAGGTCAACAAACGATCCCCACTGCCGATCTTCCTTGTGCTGTGCGATTGCATCCCGCAGCAGCCAGCTTGAACTGTTCTTCTTGTCCTTGCCGCCGATGCCGAAACGAAACTGTGCGAAGTTGCAGGACATTTCTGGAATGTTCTTCTCTGTGCGATCCCCACCATTACAGAAAATCAATTGGGCGTGTGGATACTTCTCGTTGAGCATTTCCAGTCCCTTGACTGCGCTATCGTCCGAATCATCGAACGCATAGACCGCGCCGACATAAACGTTGGTATCAAGGACAGCCTTGCGCTCTGCGAATGGCATGAACGGCTTACCCTTCTTGCGAGTCAGCCACTCATCAGAATTAAGCAAAACGACTACCGGTTTCTTGCACTCATCGAACGCTCCCTTGAGTAGAGCAATATGACCGGAGTGCAGCGGATCAAAGCCGCCACTTACTACAGGAATTCTACCCTTTGGCATTACTTTACTCCTGTGCTACCAAATCCCCCATCGCGATTACCCCAACCTTCGGGCGCTACTGGAATCTCGCACAATAGGAACTGTTCGTTGCGCACCACTTCGGCTTGCGCGATACGATCATTCAGATGAATCTGTTGGGCTACGTTGGAGATATTGGTTAGAATGACGAAGATTTCTTTCTGGTAATCCAAATCAATGACGCCCTCGGCGTTAGCTAGCACCAATCCCTGCTTGAGAGACAAGCCGGAACGAGCATGAACGCGAATGGAATATCTCTTTGGATTATTGTCTACCACCGCGACCACTTCACCCTTTCCGTTATCCGATACGATGTGCGGAATAGGATCAATGCGCATGATCAGACTGGTAGGCACCAACATTCTCTCGCCGGGAGAGATATAGAATGACTTGTCTGGATGATAGATTGATGCCCTGATAGGCGTGTTATATTGGTTATAACCGTCTACCCACGTTTGCTGTGGACCGGGGCAATAACGCAGATCAAAACAGGTAGCGTACTCGGAACCGAATACGGGTATCTGTGCGTCGGGACTCAGCCGATGGAAGCTCAATTTCACTTGGTTCATAACAACTCCAATCAATTAAACGGGATGATGATCTACGACAGCTTTCTTCTTACCGATATTGTACTTTGCGACAAGCTGCCAATCAGCCTTTTCCTTGTGAGGAAGAATCTTAATCTGACTTAGAGGAGCGACAGGTTGCAGGGACTTGTTCTTGTCCACCAGCTTGACCAATCCCCACTCTTCCATCAGATTCGCAATCGTGTTCCTGCGAGCAACGTCATTCTCGGACATGTTCGATGGCTTGCCGTCAAGCTCAAACAGTTCCTTGAAATGGACGATGTAATACTTGCCCTGCTTATGCAGAATGTGGCAAGACTGGTACAGGACGTTCTGATTCTTAGCCGCTACGCCAATACGGGTTAAGGTTTCTCTCACCTTGAGGAAGTCGTTCTTTTCAGCTAACTCGACTTCGACCAGCTTTTCTATGCTCATTTTCAGTCACCTTTATATAATTTTTCTTTCAGGTGATTGATCTGTTCATCGCTAAGAATGGATAAGACTTCCAGTGCCTTTGCATCTGAGTATCCATAGTATTCCTTAACAACTGCCAAATCAACCGGCTCAACCCTCTTCTCCCATTTCTGGAATGGTCTTCTGTAGGGCTTGACTATATTTAGCAAAAAGTCATATTTGAGCCGGTTGTCGGCGTGGGGAAGCATGTTCACGACATTCGCCATCAGCACCGTGTCAATGTGGTAAGACAGGGCGCGGTTGACCATGAAATGAGGATACTGCTTCTCGTCCTGCTCCGTGAGCATACAGTTCTGCTTGGTTTGCAGAATGGACGGAATGATTTCTTTGAATAGGTCAGCCATTTGATCTTTCCAAATATTGGACGGCTTTCATCAGCCCCTCAATATTGTCCCCCAATTGTCCAATTGCCTTATTGCAAGCGCCACACAACCATCCACGAAATTTTCCAGTTTTATGATCATGATCTAAATGAAATTCTCCACGACGGGGAATCTTACCACAACAATCACAAACTTCCGGTTTCGGTGGGGTGCTTGGATCATCTTTCAACTTCTTAACTAAGTCTGCTCTTTCTTTAATACACTGTTTACATCTACCATCATGACCGTCTTTATGTCCACGATGAAGAGGAAATTCATATAATGGTTTCTCAACCATACAAACAAAACAAACTTTACTGGCTACCTCTTCTTCGCCATAAACAGTGTGAACAATCATCACACAAACTCACACTCTGCCATAATCTCCGTAAGGCAAGCGACCAGATTCAACTCCTGATCCGCAACGAACGCAGCCTGATACTGATAGCGAGCAAGAATCACCACCGCATTCGGAATGGTTTCCTTCTTCATGATATCGTACAGGGAATCGTATATGCGCCGAAATACCTGAGTCGAATCGAACCCATGGTGGGCGCACCACTTGCGCATGTCGCGGAAGTTCTTCTCGCGCATGGATTTGACTAGCTCGTTGATTTCTACGTCAACGACCATCGCAAGAATACCCGCGTCAATGGTGCCGCCGACAGAGTACCGCTGCAACTCGTTCAGAATGCGGCGATAGTCGGGAAAGTGCTTTTTGACCACTTCCACCAGCACCGGCTTGTCGAATGGAATCTTTTCCTGCGTCAGAATGCTCATAGCACGATGCAGGAATCCAGCGCCCATCTTTGCCTTTTCATCAGACTTGAGAGTGAAGTCTACCACCGCACAGCGCGACTGCAACGGTTCGATGATACGGTTCTTGTAATTACACGTAAGAATGAACGTGCAGTTATGCGCAAACTCTTCCATCGCACCGCGCATCGCTGGCTGAGTGGAATTAGGATTCAGGTAGTCAGCTTCATCAATGATGATAACCTTTTTGGTTCCCTGAAACGAAATCGTGCTGGCGTACTGCTTGATCTTCATGCGGAACGTGTCAATGCCCGATTCGTCGGAGCCGTTCAGCATCAGGAAGTCACAGTCAACCTCGTTGCACAGAGCCTTCGCCACCGTGGTCTTACCCACGCCGGGACTGCCACACAGCAACAGGTGCGGAATTTCCTTTCGATCTACGTACTTCTGGAATGGTTCTTTGAGGCGATCCGGCAGGATGCACTCTTCAATCGTGCGGGGACGATACTTTTCAACCCACAACATTTCACTGGTCATTATGACGCTCCATGGCTAAACGTTCAATCTGTTCAATCAACTTATTGAACTTCTTTTGTTTGAGGTAGTCTTTATAGACCGTCTTCCATTCTGGCGGAAGACAGAACTGTAATCCTCGTTCCTCAATCATTTCAAATATGCGATAAGTATAGTCGCTCAAGTATAGCATAATAAAAAGGGGATGGGAAGGGTGAATTTCCGTGGAGAGCAGTCTGGCAAAAGTCCCACCGCGCCGGTTTCCGCGCATCCCCTACTTTCGTATCCGGTAAGAATAAAACACTTTCCTGATGGCGTCAGCCGTTGACATTCCATCTACTACAAGAAACGGAATAACCACATGGGTTCCATCCTTGTTAGATGCCTTGATAAACTCTTTCCTGTAGATATCCTTAAACGACGGAACTGCCGGGGAATTGGTAAAGTAATCCCATTCCCGATTAGTAATCGTTTGTGGATTCATGTCTGGCTTGCGATCAAATGCCATCTTGCTGATGCTAGGATCAACATCAACAGTCTGCCCATCCGCTGCGCCACCAATAACCACACAACGATCAGGAAACTTCTGTTCCTTGGAAGGTTGTGCTGCGATAGCCATTAGAGAGTTTCCAACCGCCTAATCAAATTTTCGATTTCCATCAACTTGATGTTGACAACCTTGCTGTCACGCAACAGCTTGTCCATCATACCCTGTGGTACGCTTTCAAGCTGAGACTTCGAAATCATTTCGGATGGTACTTCACGCAGCTTGCCTTCCGGTCCAAGCAACTTTTCAGTGACCTTGTACAGTCTGGCAGCGAGTTCCTGTGTCATAGCATTGGACTCATTAATCCTTGCTCCCAACTGCGTTGTCAGTGGTTCCATCTGCGGAACACAGGCATCCGTAGTGTTATAACCCTGATTGTACATCTTGTCCATCATGGCTTCGTAACCTCATCATAGGTGTTCGCAACCTCTTCGAAGTTGCCGCGCTCTTCCTCAAGATTACGCTTGTGGTAAATCTTAGCCAGCTTGCGCGAAATTGGCTTGGCAATCTCAAACTCGTCTGCCATGCGCTTCACGATTTCCTTGATGTTATCCCGCTCGGCTTCGATGCGGGTGAACGAATTGGAAATCTCCTGTAGACAACCCTTTACGGCTGCTTTCTGTTGTGCTGAAAATTTCATTAATAACATTCCTCTAATTCTACCTTATACCCAAGGTCTTCAAACAAGACCTTCAACGCTTCTGTCCCATAGTCTTCATCGTTATGATCATAACGATAAGTTCTATTTCCGATACGGATTTCCCATCCGTCACAATACTGTAGGATTGTCACTTCCATTCGGAAAGTCCAGACTCTACTGCTACGTAATATTGAACGTTCTTGGTGGTGTGTTCGAACTTGGTCAGCCCCGCTTTAGAGAGTTTGACGTTGTACGCACCATCCAACAGCTTGAAATTGGCAACCTGTAGGACGCATGAAAATACGCCGTCCGTATCGCCAATGACTGTCGAGGACAAGTCCGAAGAATCATCCTTGATAGTATTCGATTGAAGATAAATGTGCTTGCCATCGCCACGGAACACAAAGTTTTCGGAACCGGAGATACCCGCACTCTTACGCTGCCAGATCAAGTCTTCCTGCGTGAGCGTAAACTCGTAATCTGGCTTATCCATCACAAGTTCCTTGTCGGGTGGTCCCTTGACCACTTCGGGAGAGGAATACTTGATGTAATCCGTGCGCTTCCCGTCATCACTCTTGATCACGATACGATCCGTTTCAAACTCTAGCTCCGCATCCCGATACAGGGACAGCTTGGCAAGGAACTTATTCAGATCATACAGTGCGAAAGAAACCGGGAAGGACTCTACGACTCTTGATATTGCTAGAACCGACCTAGAGGGCGTAATCGTCTTGAGTACGCTTCCCGGCTTGACCACTAAACCCTGATTAATCGTTGCGAAGTTTTTCAGGATTTCAATTGTTTCATCACTTAGTTTCATATCAACCTCACTTTCACCTATTGTATCATTTCCCCATCAGCTTCGCAACCTTTTTCTCAAGGCTCTCAAGCGTAGTGGAATTATTAATTTCTTCATCGAAGGACTTGCCAATCCATGCCCATTCACTATAATGGATATCAGGATAAAGCTTCATTCTCTGCATGGAACCGTCCCAATTTGTAGTGACATTATAGGCTTCCGCAGTCGAGTACCATTCAGGCTCGACACCGCGCTTGACGCGAATGACCTTGCCGCCATGCGAACGAATCATGTCAATTTCATTTGGGAAACGAACGTCAGCCAGCACGTAATTCTTGGCTG